ATCCATCACATGACCTGGATGAGCTTCAAAGCCGTTAAGCTCAAGATGGCCCATACAGACAGGTGCAGTACTTTCTGAGATGCTTCGTAAGGTTCTGTCGTAGTTCTCATCACATATCCAAGGAAGTAATAGAATGTCAGTACCGTCAAAAGTACGGGTAGTAGGTTCAGTGATAACATCTATATCGTATCCTCCTAGTAACTCATCTGGTGAGTTAATCCTTAATGTGTTCTTATAATATATGTCATGGTTACCAACCAAGGCAGTCATCTTACATCCCAATTCTTTAACAGGGTCAAACCACATCTCCTTCGCTGCTTCCAGAGACATAAAGTTAACATACTTACGTCTATCAAACGTATCACCTAAATTTATAATCTCTTTAATACCTGATGCTTTAAGAAAAGGTATTACAATTTTACTATAGAACTTCCTATAGTGCTCAACGAAATGAAGATTATCATTACGAACACCAAAGTGTTGATCTGTTATCAGTAAGATCTTCATCTCTTCTGATTCATTTCAACACGATTTTTTATACCATGATAATCCTGACCAGTATCACCATCAGTTGAGAATACATGCTCATATCCAGACTTCTCTAAAATTTTATCTTTGATGTCCATCTGGCGTTTCTCTTTAGCAATACGACGTAGGAACGCATAATACACTATCTGTGTAAAATATGCAAATGGATTTTTACTCTTTGCTGGATCAAAATTATCTATGTATTGTATACAATTTTCTATACCATCACAAACCATATCATCCTTGTACATATAGTTGATGAAGTTTGGTCTATAAGATAAGTGTGTTGCTATCTTAAGAAAGCATCCACCAATATAATTATTCACACGAGGTTTTGGTTGCCCTTTAATTTTAGCAATCTCAACCTTCTCCTTATACTTAACAATGGCAGCTAAGAATTCTGCATTATTAACATAGTGTTCTTTCTTCTTAGGAACTCTTTTCATATCGGTGTTCGATTATGGTTACATTATAATAGAGCTTGACAAACTTGTCAAATTTATATAGACTAACCATGTTAAGGGTTCAGGGATATACTATGAGTAATATAGTTTTTCAAATATTTGTCTAGCTTGTTTAATGGATCCTATGTATCCTTGAGTCTTTTTTAATTCTGTTTCTCTACGAGCCGTACGCTCGTCTTTTTTATGTGGTGGTTCCTCGTTCGCTAAAAACCCTTCATACATAAACATAACTTCTTTAGACATAGAGGCAACACTCAACACATCCTTTTCTCTAACTATAAAAAAGTCTTCATCAGATAATTGCATCCACTTGTGAAATCCCATACCTCTCATCATTTTTCCCTTACCTATATCCTGATTGACCACTTGTATACATACAGGGTCTTGAAGAAAACATAGAGTCTCTTCATTTTCATTTGTTAATACAGCCTTAGCAAGCACTTCATCTCCACTGACGAGTTTAAAAACTCCATAAAATTCTTCTTCATGTTTAGCGTAGTTAATTGCCATGAGTTTTGAGTTTAATCTCTACAATTTCATAATTAAAATTTTCTTCTTTATATATTTTTAATCTCTCAAAGAGATGGAGAAGAGTATAATTCTTCCCACTATCTCTACTAATATCATCAGCTATATCATATAGAGTTGCTACTTCTTTTCCCCTAGACTGTCGAAGTACCCTCCCGATAGACTGGAGGTTACGGACTCTGGACTTGGAGGGACTGGCGAAGACGAGGTTGTGCAACCGCCTAATGTTAATCCCAGTACTGAAAGTGCCATAACTGGCGACAATAATTTGATCATTTTCATTTTCAACTAATCTCCTAATATGTTCTCGATCATCGACATCCACTCCACCATAAACTAAATGTACTGGTCTGTCGGTATGACTATTTATCATCTCATACAAAGGTAGCCCGTGCTTCTCCACATAGTTGAATAGTACCAACGTATTTCCTTTAAGGTCACATGCTAAGTTACGGATAAAATGATTACGTTGTTCATGTTCGCAAAGATATTCCATTTCATCTTGATACCCTTCAAAGATCTGTTCATCATGTTTTAATACAATAACTTCTACCTTCAACTTAGCAACATGTCCCTTCTCCATTAACTCAGATGTCTTAGTAACCTTAGAGCATTTACCAAACACACCTTCCAATACTAATTGATTACATTCTGTGCCATCTAAAGTACCAGTAAATCCAATACGATATTTACAACCATGAAGTTTATTCATAATTGCAGTAAGTGATTTAGCTTTAAATAGATGAGCCTCATCACCAATCACAACATCAAACTTCTCAAACCATTTACGTGGTTCCTTATAAATGGATTGCCAAGTTGATATAACTACATTGTGGTCTGTATACTTTTCCTTACCACCATAAATTCTATGGCAATGATCTTTTACGTTCCAACCATACTCTTTAAAGTCTTTATACATTTGCTCGACAAGAGATGTAGTTGGTACTATAATAAGTACATTCCTTTTAACATTTACATGAAACCGAACCAATGAATAAATCATTAAGGATTTCCCGCTTGCAGTTGGCGACAATAGGAGTGCTCTGTTGTATCGTAGGGACTCGTATATTGCTGCGTACTGGTAGTCCCGAACCTTTACAGGAAGACGTAAAGCCTTTACAAATCCAACTACAGACTCAGGAGTTATTAATTCATTCTGATCCTTGGGATGTCCAAAATGTTCAGATTCCAAATACTCAACCTGATACCCTCGGTCCTTTGCCCAGTCAGTTAGATAATCTACTAAACCGCAATAGATCTCCCCAGTAGCAGGTGAATATAATCTTACCTTACCGTCCCAACCTTTATATCTTCTTGTCTTCTGCATATACTTTGCAGAAGGTATTTCAAATGTAAAAAATTCTGCTGCCTCTTTGTGGAGATGAGGCTCCGCTTGTACTTTTAAATAAACTTCGTTCTTCTTCTGAATAACGAGATCTGCCATGATTTACATTCCACTTTGAAATCTCTCCCACTCAATAGCATTTTTAATTTGGTAGTTACGGCCATTGATTTGACGCAACACACCATCAAGAAAGAAGATCGTTTGTTCTATATAGTCAATCTTCAGTTGTAGCTTTCTGACCTCATCATCAGCAGCAATAAACATTTTAATTTCATCGTTTGTAGTAAGTTTTAAATCAAACGGTGCTGTTTTGTATATGCTTGTTGATGATTTACCTTTATAATATATCCATTTATCTCTAACTACCATTCTCATTTCAGACTCTCTATCTTTTTTCATTAGAGAGAACGTATTAAAAAACTCCATATAACGCATATGGAGTTGAGGTATCCTTACAGATTCTTCGCCATACTTATCAGGATCTATGATACTATCTTCCTTCCACATCTCCTGAAGATTTTCTAAATTCATTATCTTTTAATCCACCTTGGTGCATAGAATACTAAAAATGAAGTAGTCCAAAATATTCCTAATGCTGCTGTATGCAACAACCTATTGGGATGAACTATCAATCCAGTAGTTACCAGTCCTATCCAAGTATAATCTAATGTACCATGAAATCTATACCATACATTAGCACTATACTTATCGATAAATTTATCTCTCTGTTTTCCGAACCACGGTGATACGTGTCTCATCATAACAAAACCCTCATTGAAAAACATGAGAGTGAAACCAATCCAGAATATCATATACCTTGATCCTTAGTTTTAGCAAAAAATTCTTTCATTGATGATGATACATCAGGTGGTTCTGGATGAGTATATCCATTTCTCTTCATCCATTTTTGATGTAAAGCATTCATTATCCACGATTGAGATAGACTCTTAGGTCCATTCTTCAATAGTTCTGCTTGAAAACCTGTGTGATAGGCTAAAGATTCTTCTCTCCAATTAGAATCATCCCATTCTGTAATAGGTTTTTTCCTTGGGTGATCTCCTTTTCTTAATGCCATTACCTAATCCTCCCATACCACAATATGTATAGTCTTTCAATAGTACCACAGATCTAGAAATTTTGCAACTACCTTAATTTTTGTTGGTTCTTCTCTCTAACTTCGTATAGTACATACTCGAACGTTGCTGTAGCTGTCATATAATCATTATCAGTTTGTGTTACATCAAAAGGCATAGTTGATAATGATACTGGGAATATACTTTTAAATACAACATCAAAGTTAACTAAGTTGTTATTATTCAATACTTGTAACGTTGCATCAGAATATCTATAATCGTTATATCCTTTATATCTACCTGAAGGTATGTTTGGATTTCTAGTAGCACGTGCAAATTCATTTGCTTCATTATCTCCTTGAGGAACACCAAGAGCTCTTATCCAATTATGAAGTTCCATATAATTTCTAAGATCTTCATCAACAATAAACTCTATACTCAATTCTCCATATTGAACATTACCTTCTATTGGTATTGAAACCATACCTCTAGTGGGAATATCAACTTTACCCAAACTCAATTCTGGTATCTCCGCTTTCTGACATAGAAAAGAAGTCTTCCTTGCTCTCTCAAGCAAAAAGACAAATCCTATAGGTGATAAGAAATTCTTATTTGTAAGTTGGTCTTGATACCAGTTTGCCATTAGCCCTACTTTCTAATTATTTATCTTTAATCCACGCCTTTACCTTAGCTAAAGGTTGTCTAGAAAGAAACGTTGCTAATTCTGGTAAGTAGTTCATCCAAAAATCTACATCGGATATATTTTGTTTAACTTCCCATTCTTTAACTTCTCTTTCTAAAAGAGACCTAGCTTCCTTTGCTGGTATACCAGCATGGTAATGATGAATTTTATCTGATAGTATATCTAAGGTGAAGTCTTTCTCTTTCCCACCACCTATAACTTCTACCCCTTCTTTATTAGAACCGTACTTAGGTTCTTTAAAATTTGTGTATTTCATATGTGTAAATTACATACCGATTCTGGATCCCAACAGTCTGGGCATTCCATCTCTTGTTCATAACTGTGTAATTTATGTATAACCTTATCATACTTAGAAGCAAGATCATTATCCTGACTTCTTATAATGCTTCTGTAATACTCACACGCATGTAGTATACGTGCTATATCTTTTTCATGGAATTGCATAAGTTAACCCTGCCATATCATATCAGGCATCGCTTGTGTGCCTGGCCTATTTGTTATCAATAGTACAAAGTATCCAACAAACCAAATGATATTAAACAACCATGCTTGTCTCCAGAAATACTTTCTCACTGCCATAGATCTAAGCACTTGAGGTGCTTTATCTTGTGCTCTGAAAATAGATTCAATAACAAATGCAATTATACATCCTATCACTAAAGGATAGAATACAAAGTTTGCGAATGACATTATTGATAGTAAAAAGATCATCATATTAAGAAAGATTACAAACTATTTAGAAGTAGTTAAAATTAATTACTAATCTTCTTTTAGCATTTGTACATGAAGTACCACTGTGTTTACAATGTACTGGAAAGATAACTATACGGTTCTCTACACTTTCTATTTTAGTACCATCTTCAAATACGGTATACCCATCATTGCTGTTGGCATACCAAATCGCTGTTAAAGAATCATCCCATTCAAAGTCTACATGAAACCCGTGTTCTACTATCTTTTCAGTTCTTGTAGTCAGATTACCCTTTATTCTTAAGAGAGATCTAACACCTATCTTTTTTATTATAGGATCAAGAACATGCCAGTACTTTGTATCATTATACATTCCTGGTACATAAAATGGGTGATAGAATTGATAGTTATCCAATTCATTTTCACAATTAGATCCATCATAAGGTACTGTTGTTGGTCCCCAGAACCAAGGAAAGTCATCTTGTAGATATACTTCTTGTAGATGTGCTAACTCATGATGTGATAAAAGATTATCAATTACCCTATGCTTCATAATAAATACCAAGTATATTATATATGAACAAACTGTGAGGGAAGGAGTCGAACCTTCAAGTCCCGCCAGGAACATCAGTTAAACAGACTGACACGTTTACCAATTTCGTCACCTCACAAGGTAGGCACTATTTAAGTGCCGAGATGAGACGAGTAATCCCGATTCCTCCTCCAGAACGAGGGAAGAAATCAAAGTCGAGGAACTTTTCAAGTTCATCTTCTACTCTTTCCTTACCAAACTTATCAATAATAAGTTGAGCATACCCACCATCTGATATGGTGTAGAAGGTATCTCTCATCTGATCCTTGTCGGTACTCCTTTCAGCACTACCGATAGTTTCCATGCCACCTAAGATAACATCAATCTTTCTGCTAGTACCATCATCATTCCTAGACATGTTCCAGAAAGGTGATGTCCATTCAGGGAACTTAGTAATCATACCTCTACCAATTTGTTTCTCATCATCATGGTCTAATTCTTTCTTATTAAATTTCCATGACCAATCATCATAAGTCTTAATCTTAGATGCATCTAATGGTATACCTAGCCATTGACAGAGTTCTATCTCCATCTCTTCTAGTTCTTTAACACCTCCCTTCATCTCAAACTCAAACATAGGAAAGATTGTTTCATGTCTTCCAGGTACAGGATCAGGTTCTGCCCTATACGAAGTGGAGACACAGAAAAACCCTTCTGCAGAAGGGTTAGAAAGTAATTCATGTTCAAGCCACATCTGACCTGTTTGTGGTAATGGCCAAATATTACCACCGTAATTGTATGTTGCTACTGTCTCTGGGTCTTCACATGCTGCAAGTATACTTAAACGGTTTTGTGTATGTACTTCATAAAAATTTTTAGACAAAAAAAATGACCGTAATTCGGTCACAACATCCGTAAATTCTTTTGGATCAATCAAGCTCGTCATTATTTCTAGTCAAACTAATCTATTTAGCATAAAAAAAGAGACCCTTTTAGGGTCTCTTTAAAATGTGTGAAAAGAATCACATTACATTATGTTTGCAACTTGTACACGTCTGTAGTACTTGTTGGTGTTAGCTGTAAGAGCACCAGAACCTTGTGTAAGACCTTGAGCAAATGGGTTAGAAACCATTCCGTAACGAGTCTTAAAGCCAATTTTTGGTTGGAAGGTGTTAGGATTAATTGCTCTGACCTGCTGTAGAGGTACATATGGGCAATAGAATAATCC